CGCGAGCGTGACGCTGTTGCCGGACGTGCCGATGGTATCGGACGTGACGAAGATCGTGTCGCCCGCATCGTTGAGCGTGTAGGTCTGCGTCTTGATCGCGGTGGTGGCGCTCGCGTTCAAGCCGATGACGGCGCTGGTGAGCGTATCGCGAAGCGTCGAACCGATCGGGCTTTCGTCGCCGCTGGGCGCACTCGCCTTGAACGTCCAGTCCGCGCCGCCGATGGTGATCGTGGCCCCGTCCGCCGGCTGCGCGCTGAACTGGAAGCTGCCGCTCGCCGCCGTGCCCTGCGTGGTCGTGGGTGCCCCGAACAGCAGCTTGAGCCAGTAGCCGAAATTGCGAAGGTCGAGCGGGACAACGATGTCGCCGTCGTTGTTGATAACGTCCCGCGCGGGCTGCTGCGGGTCGCGTCCGTAGCCGAGAAGATCGCTGGCGATGAGGTCCTGCTGTTCGCCAAGCTGCGACGAGACGAAAGGCACCTTCTGGAAGCCCGAACCGGGCGGCGTGCCATAGGTGGATTCAAAGGCCAACGCCATGACGGCATTGGCCCCGCGAGCGCGGGCCATGAGAGCCTCCTTGATTGAGTTTCAGGTAAGCGGATTGGGAGTCGAGTAGCTGGCGATGATCGCCGCGTCGGCCCACCGGCCGGGCGCGGCGCCCGCTATTTCGAGATCGTCCGAGGTCGGAGCTTCCACGTCGAGGAATTCGCACAGGCCGCCGAGCGTTCGGTCCGCGGCCACGGCGGCGCCGATCGCCGCCAGCATCGCGTCCAGCGCCTGTTCGCGCGAGAGCGTCGAGGAAGGCAACGCGGCGAGTTCAAGCAAGACGCGGTGGTCGTAAATGTAGGTGAGCGGCGAAAGCAGCATGTCCGGCTCGCCGGGATCGCCATCGCGGACGATCACAAGGCCGCCGGGCGGAATCCGTTCGGGCTTGTCGAGATTGCGCTTGACATCGGCGTTCGGCAGCGCGGACGCGACAAGGGCCGTTACCGCCTCGATCACCTGTTCGCGCTTGCTCGCCAATGTCTATCTCCAATGCGCGGCAATGAGGCCGCCGACGCGATCCGCCCAGCGTTCGCCGGCGCCCTCGACATCGAGCCGCTTCCGTGGGTTGACCATCGGCACGAGGACGAAGATCACCAGATAGCGCCTGCCGCCCGACAGCGGAGTCTTGATCGGCTTGAACGACTTCCGTCGCCGCCACCGCGACGGCTGGCGCACATAGTTCGCGTCCGTCACAAGCAGCGCGTGGCCGCCGCGAGGCACGAATTTCAGCTTCACGCCCGTTTCGGTTTCCCAAATCGCGGGCGTAAGGCGCTTGTTCTTTACCGTCGTCTGGCTGACGCCGGCGTTCTTCGTGGGAACCGCCAAATAACGCTTGTTCCGCGCGAGGATCGGAACGCCGCGCTCGAAGGCGTCCACGATGTCGGGCGCGCGGCTCCATACATAGGCGGCCGAATTCATGCTCGGACGCCCCTCGGGATAGCGCTTGCCTCGCCAGGTGTTGGCTAGGCGCTGCCCCATGCCGGCCGCGGCGACCTGACCGCGAAGCTCGTCCCTTAGACCGGCCTGAACCTCGTCCATCGCGTCGGAGACGGCCATTTCGGTATCGTCGAACGCCTGCCGAAGGATGGCGGCGGGATCGTCGGCCTTGAAACTGAACCGCACGGCTCAATCCTGTTGGGATGCCTCGCACGTCCACACGAGCCCGAGGCTGTCGCGGACGGGCGTTCCGATGATGGCGAAAATGGTGCCATCGATTTCCACGGTATCGCCGGCGGCGGCCCACGCGACCTCCGCGACGCGCGCGTCGATCAACACCGTCGCCATCACGGCGCGGCTGCTTCCGAAGCCGACAACCTCGTCCGGCGATTTGCGGATGACGCGAACGGCGCTGCCGTCGCCCGCGCCACCCGCGCGCCAGATCGCGTCCTCGGCCACGTTGGCGTCGCGAAAGATCGCGTCAACCGCCGCCGAGAAGGCCGAGGACATCGCGGTCATCAGCTGGACGCTTCGTTCGCCCGCGCTGCGCCGTTCAGGCGGACGCGGCCGATGGTCGAGGTGGAGCCGTTATCGACCGCCTGGACCGCCGCGCCGATCAGCAGATTGCCGGTCGCGGTCGTGGTGCAATTCTTGGCGGAATTGTCCCAATAGACCAGAGCGCCGACGGCCCACGCCTGCGATCCCGCCTTGGTGAGATCGAAAACGCCCGTTAGCTTGAGCGCCACGTTGTCGCCGCTGTCGGCGTCGCCCGCGCACACGCCGAAAATCTGGCCAACCTGCGCGCCCTGGCCAGCGGTGCGATCATAAGGGGCGGCGACGACAATCGTGTCGCCGCGCTCGACGAAGTTCTGCATGGTTTTCTCCCGAAATTGGAAGGGGCCGCGCTATGGCGGCCCCGGTTTCACTCATTCATGCCAGGCGATCAGCTCGGGTTCGCGCCCGCGTTCTTGAACAGGCCGCGGAAGTCGAGCGCCTTCGCCGCGAAGTCGTGGCGAATTTTGATCTCGACCCCATCGACCTCGAACCCGACGCGCTGGTCGATGAACGGTTCGGTCTGCCCTTCGAGGTGGGCATATTCGACCGTATCGACGAGGTTCGGATCGGCGGCCAGGAACCAAGGCTGCGGGCCGCCCGACACGAACAGGCGCGGTTCCTCGACCACCTGCAGCGTGCCCGCGAACGGGTTCACGTCCGACGACTTGGCCGGCGTGGTCGCGGCGAGCATCTTGCGCGCCTCGATCGCACGCTGGCCGGGCGGGACGATGACGTAGCTCGGGCGGGCGTCGATGTATTCCTTGTCCGCGCCCGATGCGTCGCCCAGGTCCTTCTGCTGGGTCATCATTTCCCAGGCTTCGGACCACGACGCCTCGCTGATGACCGCCGCCGTGCCGAGATTGCCGTGGCCCGTGGCGAACAACGCCGTGCCGTCCGCGAGGTTCGCGTTGGCGATGAGCACGTTGTAGACGATACTCGACTCCAGATCGGCCGCCCGCTGACCGGCCGTCCCGATGGCGCGGTCGAACGCGCGGAGATCGTCGTTGACGATCGCCTGCCGCGTCAGCGCGACGATGCGGCCATAGGTGGCAAGCTGATAGGACTCGCGGCCCTCCGCGATGGTGCCGTAGCTGAACTCGGCGCCTTCCATGACGGCCTTGAGCGCCGGGAAGTTGCCGACCTGCGTCGGATACATCGGCTTGAAGTCGGTCGCCGTAACGCCGCGCGCCCACACGGTGAACGTGCGAGGCGTGCCGGCATAGGCTTGCCGCAGACGCTTGCCGGCCACGTTCGCCAGGATCAGCGGGAAGTCGCTGGTCGATTGCAGACCGGCGCCGCGGGTCGCCATGTGCGCGATTTCGTTCGGCGTCATGCCGCGCGTGCGCACGCCGGCCGCTTCCAGGCAGTCGCGGGCGATGTCGAGCAACCGCATGCCGCGATATTCGCGGGCGCGGTCCGTCATCTGGAACGTCTGCGGCTGGGAGCGGTGCAGGATCGCTTCCGCGATGGCCTCGCGGCGCGTCACGGTCGCGTCCAGTCCGCCGGCCGGCATGGAAACCTGCGAATGGCCGGCGCCGCGCGCGTCGCGCTCGGCCAGCTTGTCGAGCACGACCTTGCGGGCTTCCTCGACCGTCACACCGCGCGCGACGAGATCGTCCGCAACGGCGCGGTCGAGCTTGAACTGATCTACCAGCCCCACGATGGTGGTGATGCGCTCGCGTTCCTGCGCGCGCACCTGCTCGGCGGTCGGCTGGGCCGGCGCCTGCGAAACGGCCGCGCGAACGGTCTCCGCGGCGGTGTCTTCTGCCGGCGCGCTGCCCGGCATGTCGTTCTTATCCATGACATGAACCTCCTGATTGGCGGGCTGCGCCCGGTTGACGATTTCAAAATGAAAAAGACGGTCTTCTTCCCGCGCGCGGACCTGCGCGCCCGGATCGGCCGGGACGGTCACGAAGCTGAGTTCGTGCGGCGTCCAACGCTCGACGAACCACTTCTCGACATCGCCGGATGTCTCGGGTTTCTCGACGCGAACCTTGTCGATCGAGTAGCCGACCGAGATATTGCGGACGATCTTGTCGGCCACGAGCGCGAACAGGCGGTCCGCGTTCGCGTCCACGCCGGCCTGCGGGAAGCGGACCGTGGCGATGCCCTTGCCGTCCTCGATCGAGGCGCGCTCGACGACCGCAATTTGCGACTGCGTGGACCATGTATCGTGGCTGTCGAGAACGGCGGCTCCCGCGTTCAGGCGGGAAAGATCGACCGCCTTGTCGGAGACGATGAGGATTTCGTCGTAGTTGACGGTCCGCATCGTGTCCCAATCGAACTTGCGGCGGCGAACCGACGCGCCGGTCGTCCAGACGAGATCGACGGTGCGCGCCTCGGCATCGACCGACGAAATCGGCGCGCGGCGGGTCTGCATCGGAAGCGCGTCGCGGCGCTCCCGAACCTGTTCGGGCATGACTGCCTCCTTGATTACGGACTCTTGGTCGCGGGCTTCGGCTGTTCGCCGCCCGCGCCCGCCGCGGGTTCGGGCTGATAAAGCCCCTGTTGCGTGACCTTGCGCGGATCGCTGTCGAGAACGATGCCCAGGCTGTCGAGAAGCGCGTTCGTCGCGGCCGTCTCGGCGAGTATGTCGTCGAGATTTTCGCCCTGGCGCGCGACCACGCGGCGCAGCGATGTCGAGCCCATGCGCACCATCATCAGATCGGCGCGGGCGTCATCGAGCGGGTTCAGATACTCGAACTTGGGCGGGTCCCATTCGACACCCGCCTTGGCGACGGGGATCAGTCCCGCCGCGTATGCCGCGGCGATGAACCAGTCCCACACCGGCTGGCAGAAGACCGGAATGACGACCTGCCACTGGATCGCGGAAACCAATCGCCGGAATTCCACGATGCCCGCGCGGATCGACGAATAGTTGACCTGCGAAAGGTCGCCGGTGAGCAGCTCGTAAGGAATTCGGAAGCCGGCCGCGATGATGTGAAGCTGCGCCCGCAGCCATTCGCTGATGCCGGCCGTCGCCGCCGGCTGGTTGAACTTGATGTCCTTGCCGCCGCGCGCGTAGGCGATCAGCCCCGGCTCGAACTGCTCGATGGTCTTGCCGTCGGCATCGACCACGGCGGGCGCGACGCCCTGATCGGCGTCGTCGGCGGCGGTGACGATGCCAACGAGGCACGCCTCGGTCTTCTTGCGGACGAGCTCGGAATTCGTCCAGTCGTCCAGATCGCGCAGCGCCCGCATCACGGGCGCGCCCCACGGCACGCCGCGCTGCTGAACGCGGTCGCGCGCGAACAGATGAATCACGCCGTCGGCGGGAATTCGGACCGAGACGATGCTTTGCGACACCGGAAGACCGATGTCGCCCGGATGGTTCGGGAACAGCCAATAGGCGGCGCGCCGCCCGATGGCGTCGTATTCGATTCCGCGAACCGTCCGGCTTCCGTCCGGCCGCGCGTCGAGCTTGGATTCGTCGAGGTGATCGGCCTCGTTCAACTGGATTTGCAACGGCACCGGCAGGCCATCGTCCGCGCGCCGCATCCGGCGCCGCGCGAACACGTCGCCGGATTCGACCATTTCCCGAACGGCCAGCGTGGTAAGTCCGTTGAAATCCGACCGGCCGTCCGCGTCGCAGACCTTCGACCATTCGGCGAAAATCGCGTCGATCTTCTTGTCGAGCGCCGCGTTGCCCGTCTTCGAGCGCGGCGTGATCCCGTCGCCAACGATGTTGCTTACCCAGGCGCTTACCGCCTTCGCGGCGTGCGGATTGTTCCGCACGAGATCGCGCATCCGGTTCCGCAGCAGCGCGCCGGCCGAAGCGATCTCCGCGTCGGCCGACGCGCCGGTCGAGCGCCAGCCTTCCGTGCGCCGTCCGCGAGCCGCGCCGTCATAAGCGCGACGCGCCAGGCCGTCGAACGCCTGTCGTGCGAGCAGACGTTTGACGCCGGCGCGCGGCGCTACGGCGGCGATCGCCCGGTCGAGCAGCGTCGGAACGGGTGTCGGTCCCTGCATCATCGATCACCGCGACCGAAGCCGGCATAGCCGGCGACCGGGCGCGGTGTCCCGGCGTCCGCGCTGATCGACGCCTCGATCGTCTGAATGCGCCGCAGAAGCGCGGCTTCCGTATCGTATTCGACGGTCTTGCCTTCGTAGGTCACGCGAGTCGTTCCGCTCGCATACGCCGCTTTCAGCGCGTCGAGCTCGGCCTGCGTCCAACTCATCGAAACCATCCTCCGCTTCCGCCGCCGTCGCGGCCGAGCCAATTCGATCTACGCTTTTCGCCCGGCGGCGCGGGGGGCCGAACCTGCCCGGCGGCCCGGTCCGGCTCGCGATCCCGCGCGATCTGTTGCTCAAGCGATTTCCACTTCGCGTCCTGCCAGCGGTCGATGCCGAGCATCCAAGCGGCGGCGCGCGCATAGACGCGGCAGTCGAGCGCCTCGTTGCGCTCGCGCATCTGCCGCCATTCCAGCTTGGAAAATCCGCGCTTGTCGCGGACCGTCACAAGCTGCTCGGCGGTAAGCTGCTTTACCCATTCCGCCGAAATTCCCGACGGCAAATGAATGAAGCCGCTGGGAAACGCGATGCCGTCCGTCAATTCCTCGTCGGTCGGCCGTTCCAGGCGCAGAAACCGATAGGTTTCCGACTTGAAGACCGCGACCGAAACCTTCCAGAGCCGGACACCGCGCCGAATCTTTCGGCCGGCTTCCGTCGCATCGACGTAGGTGGGGCCATCCACCGGCGAGGATCGATCGAAGCCATCGACGCCCTTGATCGGCACCGCGACACCGGCGCCGAATTGGCGAACCCACGAATAGACCTGCGATGTCGAACGGCCGTCGCCGGAGTCGATGGCGAGCCGCGCGATGCGCATCGCCGCGCCGCCTTCGTGCTTCCACTCCGCGGCCAGCAATTGCGTCAGCGCGTCCCAAACCGAGGAACGTGATGTGTCACCCTCGATCACGACATGATCGACGAGCCAGCTTTCAAGCCCGCGTCCCCACGCCCATACATCGACCTCGATGCGGTCGTGCTGAACGTCGGCGCCGGCCGTAAGAACAAGGCCGTCCAGCGGCACGGCGCGAAGCGCGTGTTCCTTCTCGCGTTCGTAGAGGCGCTTCCAGTCGGGCGCCTCGCCGCGCTCCTGCCAAGTCTCGCCAAGCAGCGTGTTCTTCGCGGCCTTCAACGCCGCGTCGTTTCCCTGCGCCGCTTCCCATTCGCGGGCGATCTGCTCCCACGAAAGCCATCCGACCGGCGAATACAGGCCGGAAATATGAAAGCCGACCACATGCGGATCGGCGCAGGTGGCCGTCTGTCGCCATTCTCCCGCCGCCAGCATCGCCGTCTTGTGATGCTCCGCGATGCCTCGTTCACAGTTCTCGCAGATGTATTCGGCGGCATCAGGTTGTCCCTTTTCCCAGCGAAGGCGCTCGAACCGCAGCCATTGCATGTGGCCGCAATGGGGGCATGGCAGGAAGAACCGCCGCTGATCCGTCGTCTCGAATTCCCGCTCGATGCGCGACAATCCCTTGATCGTCGGCGTCGAAACCATGAACACCTTCCGGCGATGGCCGAATGTGCGCGTGCGCGCGATCGCGAGCGATACGGGATCGCCTTCTCCGTCAACGTCCCCGTCGTAGGCGTCTATCTCGTCGAGAAAGAGCCATCGCGCCGGCATGGAGCGAAGGCCCACCGCGCTGTTCGCGCCGGTAAGCACAAGCTGTCCGCCGGCGAACCGCTTTGAGAGGACCGTGTTGCCGCTGTCGCGCGTTCGCGCCGGCATGACGATCTCGCGCAGTTCCGGGCTTTCCTCGATCAGCGGCTCGATGCGCTGTTGCGAAAGCCGCTTCGCGAGATCGGTCGTCGGCTGCACCGCCAGAAACGGACCCGGCGCTTGGTGAATGCAGTAGCCGATCCAGTTGTTGCCGGCTTCCGTCGCGCCGACCTGGGCCGACTTCATGAAGACGATCGCCCTCGCGGGATGCGATGGCGAAAGCGCGTCCATGATGTCGCGCATGTACGGCGTGCGATCCGTCCTGTATCGGCCCGCCTCGGACGAAGCCCGCGAGGACAGAACCCGAAATCGATCCGCCCATTCCGAAACCGTCAGCGCCGGATCGGGGGCGAGCCCGCGCTTCCAGGCGCCAACAATGTCGGTCTCGCCGTCATAGGCCTCACCTGAGTTCGACCCGGACGTCCGAGAGCTCGGCGAGGTGCCGTCGGACATGTTTTTCCAAAACCGTTTCCATCCGATGCGGATCGACCTGCAGTTCGGCCGCCATCAGAGCGGCGACACGCGCCGGCCATTGCACCCATGCGTCGCGCTCGCGCCGCGCCAGCCCGAAGATCGTCGCGACGGCGCGCGCTCGATCGACAAGCTCACCCTTGATCTTCGCGAGGCGGATACTGCGCTCCTGCGCCTTGATTACCTCGTTCGCGGTGCGGGCGCGCAGAAAGGTCACGTCGCCTTCCGACTTCACGCCGGACTCGCGGAGCGTCTTCTGAACCGCGTCCACGGCGGCGCGGGGAACGGCCTTGCCATCGTCCGCGCTGTCTTCTCTGACGGCTTCCTTCGGGCGCGCGTGGCGCCCGCGCTGCTGTGACGGGTCGGTGCGCGCGGCCCATTCGGCGTCCGCCTTCGCGGGATCGATCGTCCCGTCCGGCTCAAGCGTGATCCGGCCCGACGCGATGGCCGCGCGAACCGCGTTCTCGGCCACTCCGCGGTGCCGCGCGTAGGCCCTGCGGGACAGACCCATGCTGCTCTCGCGCTCCCGATATGCTCTTTCGTTCAGATACTTACCAGTTGCTCTTTCCCGCCGGTCGGGCCTGAGTGAGGCAATTCACAGGCTGTTCCTGGAGGGGCAAATGGCGCGCAAACCGCATCCGGTGGACATCCGGGACAAGGATGTCATCGCCCACGCGGCCCGCTTCGATGTCGCGCTCTTTCTCGGCGTCGGGCGTTATGCCAGCGGCTCCGCTCGCACTCTTCCCGAAGCGCGCCGCGAGGCGGATCGCATCGCCGCGCTCCATCCGAACGGCCGACGGCCGCTGATCTACGCCATCGACCCGAACGGTCGATCCGCGCTCGTCACCGATGACATCGCAACCGAAGAAGGAGGGCCTTCGATGAAGACCTATGCAAAGAAGTTCAACGCCCAGCGCGCCGCGAAAGCGGCCGGGCTCAAGGACGACGAATTCGAGATCGTCAAGACGAAGGACGGCTTCGCCTATAGGGCGAAGGAAGAAAAGCAACCGGCGCCCACGAAGGCCGTCACGTCCGACGCGACGCCTCAGCCCCGCGCGGCGGGCAAGCGCGCGGCAGTCGAGGAAGCCGCGCGCAACGGCGAACTTCCTACGCCGCCCGATTTCAGCGCGCCGACGCACGCCCGCTTCCGCAACAAGCTCGCTCGGCTCGTCGAACTCGCCAAGGCGGCCGACATCGACGGCCTCAAGGCGATGGCGATCAACCCCGTTTCGTCCAGCCCGAAGGCGTTGGCGCGCTATCGCGATCTCTGCGTGATCGCGTTGGAGGCGCGGAAATGAGTGGATCGAACCTTAAGCTGCCGACACGCACCGAAGCCGAGGCCCGCGCGCAACTTGCTAAGAATGCACAGACACTAAATCTGACTGCACCGGAAATGCGGGCGCTAATCGCGGCCATTGCCTTTCTAAACGCCGGCGAATGGTCAGAGACGATCAATACCAGAGAGCATTCCGCGCTGATGCGAGCAGAAAGAAAGCTACGTGCCGCCCTTATGAAAGGTGGCGCAATCTGATCAAGGCCTCGCGGGCGCCGCTACATTCCAGAACAGCACACGGCCGGGACCCTTCCGGGCC